TTTCTACCAACGGACATTTGTTTAGATTTCTGTATATAATCTATATTTATTTATTAATTTATAAATTTGAGAGAAAATCTTGGAATAAACCAAGTTTATGCTCTTCCAATCTTCTTTGATCAACTAGAGTATTAATTCTACGTTTTGTTGATTCTGCAAGTCTTTCACGAAGAATACCACCATCCCAAACCCACTCTTTTCCTTCCATGATTCCCTGAACAAAAGCATCAGGAGCAGAAGGATCGGCAACAATATCAGCTGCGGTTGCAAGCATAAAATCTTCACCAACAACTTTATGTCCTTCGTTGGTCATCTTAAGTGAACCAACACCACGAGAAGAAACGCCGAGGCAAACTCCCTCACCAATTAAAGATTTTGCAATCTTACCCATGGGAGTTTCAAGAAGTTGTGCTTTACCTCTAAAATTTGTTCCTTCTTGTGTAAGAGAAACAATCTTATGAGAAACACGATCAAGATTTACTGTTGGTCCATCAGGATGTCCAAGTTCACCAAGAGCACGTCCCTTTGAAACAAAATTTTCATTATATCTTTTTACTTCACGTGAAAGAGTTTCCATAGGATACATTCTTCCATTACGATTACAAATATCACCTTGAAGAAAAATACCTTCAATAAACATTTTCTTTTGTGATCCTTTGCCTTCGGTAATAAATTTTACCTTTGATACTTCTTCTGTGATGAGTTTCATTTTTTTTAATTGGTAAATCCTACTTGGTTTGCTTTAATTGCAACTGATGTCCAAATTACATCTGTTGGTAATTTTGCTAAAAATTCTACAGATCCTGCAGGCATGGCAAAATAATTTGTAGTTGCTGCACCAACCATAGTACTAACACCAACAGTAGACACTCCAGAAGTATTGTTATATAATCTTACACAAGTTGCAGAAGATATACTAGTTGCCGCACCCGCACTAGTCCCAGTATCTACTTGAGTAGAAATTATTTTAGTTATCATTATTATTCATCCCCTACGTTATTAAATCCAAATAAAGAACTAGCCACTTCTGGACGAATTGAATTTATTTTTTCGGCAGATTTTGTAAAAAGAACATCTTTTATTAAATCTGAAATATCAGAAGCAGATGAATCGGTGGCAATCAAATCGATAATTTTATCCATAAAAATTTAGTGTATTTATATGATTATTTATATTTGGGTTTTTTTAACATCTTTTTGTGCTTGAGCATTAGTAACTGCTCCTTGTTTTTCCATATCCGGTTCTGTTGGAACTTGACCTAATGGACCCATTGGTAAAGGTTCTCCCGTTATTGGATCAACTGAATTAGGATCTGGAATAACACCATCTTTTATTTCTTTATCAATTTGCTTATCTAATTCAACCATATCAGCATCAGTTTGACGAAGAACTTTAGATCTTACATATTGAACTGAAAAATACTTACCGATATAAGGTTCCATCATCGCAACTAAATTGAGACGTTCTGTCATTAATTCAGTTTCTTTTAATTCTGAAAATTGATTATCATAAACGAAATCATACTGAATATGATCAGCCATTTTTTCCCAATCTTCTAAGGAAACAATATTTTTTAATATTAGTTGTGTCCGTAACATGTCCGTAAACATGTTTGCAAATCTTTTACGCAGTCTTCCGACAAATTTAGTAAATTTTAATTCATCTCTTAAAATTTCTGATGATCTTCCAAGGTTAAAACCACCATCATTCGCAATTCTTGATTCCGGAACACCTAGTGCTCTATAAAGTTTTTTCTGGAAATATTCAATATCCGCAAGTTCTCCAAGATTTTGACCACCAGGAAGAGTCGTGATTTCAGTTCCTCTACCACCTTCACGACGGGGAAGCCAAAAATCTTCAAGCATACTCATAAATTTACGATCATCACGAATTTCTCCGTTATTGGAATCGTATACCATTTTATTTCTGTAACGCATCATTACGTCACGTAAATATTGTTCTGCCTTTACTTTTGGTAGATTACCAACATCAATATAAAAAATTCTTCTTTCTGGAGCACGAGATAATCTGTAAATAACTAAAGAATCTTCAATCATTCTTAATTGATTGAGTGCTTTAATTGCTTTATGTAGATAAGAAAGAACCGTTCCTTTATTTCTATCTACTAATCCTGAAGTACAATAAGTAACAGAGTCTTTAGCAATTTTAACTCCCTTTTGTGCCCCAGAACTAGATATCATTCCAGTTGGATAATTTGGAGCTGGTGTGTAAATAAAATATTCCTCGATTTCTGGAGAGTATATATTTTTATCATCACCTCTACCATTCATCGGATTGATCATCTCGGCAGACATGGGAATTCTGGAATCCCCTTTCTTTTTTTCCTGCCTTATATGACGCATTTTCATAGGATCAACATATCTGATTTCTTTTATTCCATCAGATGCATTTTTAGGATCAATAATTTTTAAATAATAAAGTCTACCGTCAACATACCAATTTCTAAAAATTTCATGGGATTTTTTATCAAAATCCATGAGTTCTTTAATATATCTAAACTCTTCTCTTATTTTTTCTTTTACTTTATCACTTGCATTTAAATTTGAAAGTTCAATTTCAACAGGAGAATCGTATAAATCGCTAACAATAGCTTCATTTACAACATCTTCAATTGCGGCATCACATTCTGGATGTAATGCCATTTCTCTATATCTTCTTATTAAATCATTTTCAGTTCTAAAAACACCTTCAATATCCAAATATTGACCGTAAAATCCACTTGCAATATAATTATCAACCCCGTCCTCATTATTTTGAGGAACGGGGGAGACAATTTTAGATTTTTTATTATCAGGATCTTCAATAGAAAAACCAAAAAGTCTTGGCATAGTATAAAATTAAAATGAACTTATTATATCTATTTATTATCTAATTTCTGGCTTACTAGAATCTGATCCAGTTTGAACAGCTTCCCAATACTGAACTTGAAATTCAACAGTATATTCTTCAATAGTATCAGTCGAATCCATTGAGAGATCAATCTGAGAAACATTTGTGGGGAATACTCCAACAAATTTATATTTTCTCATTTCTTGACCAAGACGATCAAGTTGAATTACTGTTGCATCTTTCTGATAATTAGTGGGATTCACATCTCCACTTGCGTCTCCAATTTTACTGATTCCGTTCATCCATTGTTCAAATGCTGTTCTGATTTTAAAATCGGTATCATTTAAAACAGTAATAGTCCAAGTGTCAAAAGTTCTTTCTCCAGCAACTTTCAATGTTCTTCCTCTAAAAGGAATTTCAATAGGGGTAATATTTGAAGCTGGGAGAGCAGCAGCTTTTACCATGAAAGTAAGCATACTGTCACTACCTGCTGATGCTGTTGGATTAGTGATAGTCTGTGTTCCACCGGAAACAGTTAATGATGCTGGGAAAGTAATAGAAACTTCAAATAGATTGGGCCTTGCACCACCACCAGTTAATTGAGCTTTGAAGTTATCGAGAGTTTTTAAAGCCATTTTTTTGTACCTTTAATAAGTAATTTTTTGGTATAATTAAAAGTTAAACATTACCTACGATCTCTTCAAATGATACACCACTTCTGGTTGCAACAAATGTTAATCCAATATAATTGATAGAGCGTGATGGTTTTACATAAATGTCGGCTATAAATTCGTTATTGTCAATCACTGAAGCTGTATTATTACTTTCGTCACAAATAACTCTATACTCTAATAATCCTCTTTTTGCCTGAATGTCTCTTAAGAAAGGATCAACTATATTTACGAAGTTATTTCTTGTTGTTTCATCGTTAAATTCAAATAATTGATCATCGGCAGCAGCTCTAACAGCGTTTTCAATGTAAATAAACAATCTACGAACATTAATTCTATCAAAAGCAGATGCTTTTGCCAGACCTGTCTTGTCACCAAATAAAACTATTCCAGATCCTGAAGAGAAGATAACAGGATTTACTCTATTAGAATAAAGTCTATCTCTTTGTACTTTTGATGGGTTATACGCAAGTTTAACTGCATTTAAAACTGCACCTCTTGAAGTTCCAGCAGGTGAAACCCATGGAGCATTTGTAGAATCATTTCTTGCACAGATTCCAGCAATATCACCATTTAATGGAATATATCTAAATGTTTGTGCAAATTTATCGTACATGTACTTATAACCACTATCAAAAATTGCATAAGATGAGGAAGGTATTGATGCATAGAAACTAATAACATTATCTGTTATTGTTGATGAATTTACAGGAGTGAAACTTGATGTTCCACTTAAATTCAGCATTGAATTTCTATACGGAGAAACACATGCTATTGCATCTTGTCTTTGCTCTGCAACTGAGATAACTTTAGATGCTAGT